TAGATACATGCCACCGCGTCACGCATGTGATGCGTAAGACCAAGAATGAGATTATCAAGCTGCAGCAGTCGGGCTTTTACCTAGACACAGAGCTGTCTGACCCAACACGCGAGCAGACAGACATTCAGAAAGCCAAGGATAAAGAGACAGGCTTTAGTGACTTAAACGATGAGCGCTACATCTTGCTTGAGTGCCACGTTGACCTAGACCTTGAAGGCTATGAAGACGAGGACGAAGATGGCGAGAAGACCGGCATCATGTTGCCATACGTTGTGACAATCATTAAAGGTACGAACGACATCTTGTCTATTCGTAGAAATTGGAAAGAAGACGATGACCTCAAACTTAAGCGCCAGCACTTCGTCCACTACCAGTACATCCCCGGCTTCGGAGCCTACGGCTTTGGCCTCTTCCACCTCATTGGTGGCTTTGCCAAATCTGCGACATCTCTCATGCGCCAGTTGGTGGATGCGGGCACACTGTCGAACTTACCGGGTGGACTCAAGTCCCGTGGCCTTCGGATTAAAGGTGATGACACACCGATTGCCCCCGGCGAGTGGCGAGATGTAGACATTGGCTCTGGCAACATTCGGGACAATATCCTGCCGCTGCCATACAAAGAGCCTAGTGCTACGCTGTACAACTTGCTCAACAACATTGTTGAAGAGGGCCGCCGTTTTGCGTCTACTTCAGACATGAAAGTAGCCGACATGAGCGCGAACGCGCCCGTGGGCACAACGCTAGCTTTGCTTGAGCGCCAGCTTAAAGTCATGTCTGCTGTGCAGGCCCGTGTGCACTTTGCATTGAAGCAAGAGTTAAAACTCTTGAAGAACCTGATCCGTGACTACACGGATCCAGATTACACATACGATCCAGAGTACGGCAACCGCAAAGCTAAGCAAGCGGACTATGACTTGGTAGATGTGATCCCTGTGTCTGACCCCAATGCGGCGACGATGAGCCAGCGTGTGGTGCAGTACCAAGCCGTGATTCAGATGGCGCAGATGGCTCCGGACATTTACAACTTGCCAGAGTTGCATCGCGGGATGCTGGACGTGCTGGGTGTTAAGAACGCTGACAAGCTTGTACCAATTGAGGACGATCAGAAACCGATTGACCCTGTGCAAGAGAATCAAAATGCGCTCAAGGGCACACCGCTCAAGGCGTTCTTGCACCAAGACCATCAGTCACACATCCAAGTGCACATGATGATGTTGCAAGACCCGATGATTCAGCAGTTCATTGGCCAGAACCCACAGGCTCCCAAGATCATGGGCGCACTTACTGCGCACATTGCAGAACACGTTGGCTACAAGATGCGTCAGCAAATTGAGCAGCAGTTGGGCATGCCACTGCCACCCGAAGACGAGAAGTTGCCCCCGCAGGTGGAGATCGCGCTCTCAGGCATGATGGCTCAAGCGGCCAATCAGGTGTTGATGCAGAACCAAGCGCAAGCTGCCCAGCAGCAGGCACAGCAACAAGCACAAGACCCGGTCTTGCAGCTTCAGATGCAGGAGTTGCAGATCAAACAAGGCGAGCTGGAGCTCAAGAAACAAAAGCTGATGATCGACGCCGCTATTGCTTCCGACAAGCAGGCGCTAGAAGAAGAGAAAGTCAAAGGCAACTTGGAGCTGGACTCTCTCAAGGTCGGTGCACAGATCAACGAGAGCAAGACCAAACAACAGTTTGAGCAAGAGCGTGCAGGCGTACAGCTGGGCACTGACATTGCAAAGAGTAAAGCCCAGCTGGATTTACAAGCGCGAACTGCAGCATTGCAGCACGCATCAAAAAACCAACCTAAACCAACCAAATGATTCAAGACTTCGCACGCGTATTGCGCGAAAAATTACGCACGGACATGAACAACTACGCCGACGATCTCGCTGGCGGTTCGTGTCGATCATTTGAAGAATATCAAAAACTCTGTGGTGTTATTTCGGGTCTAGCACTCGCAGAGCGTTATCTACTAGACCTGCTGCAGAAAGTTGAAGAATCAGATGAGTAATCTTGATTTGTCTCCCGGTGCTTTTGCACTGCCTGAAACCATCGAGCCTATGGTGGCCCCCGCCCCAGAAGCTACGGACGAAGAAAAAGCACGACAACTACCCGACCCCACAGGTTGGAAGATTTTGTGCGCTGTGCCAGACGTCTCTGACAAGATTGAAGGTACGGATTTGTACAAACCGACAGCCACCATGCGTCAAGAAGAGCACTCAACAACTGTGCTATTTGTGATGAAAGTTGGCCCAGATGCGTACAAAGACACCGCCAAGTTCCCCGCAGGAGCATGGTGCAAAGAAGGTGATTTTGTGCTTGTACGTACGTATTCTGGTACGCGAGTCAAGATTTACGGTAAAGAGTTCCGTCTCATCAACGACGACCAAGTTGATGCTGTTGTTCAGGATCCCAGAGGGATTACACATGCGTAGTGAAGCTCAGAAAGAGGCTCGCCGTCGCTACGAGGCCAGTGAAAAAGGTCAGGCAGCAAAGCGTAGGCACGAAGCGACGTATAGGGCGTCTGGCGGCAGAGCCGCTACAGAAGCGCGTCGAAAAAATGTACCTCTTTCAGATGCAAGACGAGCAGCAAGAGTTAAATGGGCTGAGAACAACCAAGCGTATTTCACGGCGATGCGATCTTATCGCAGGACGTTGGAGAAGGCCCTCAACCCATTTGAATTTTGGGTGCTACAGGAAGCTGTATCACTTGCTCGGTTGAGAGAACACGTTGTTGGCGGCCATTGGCATGTCGATCATGTGCTACCGGTGTCTAAAGGCGGCGACAGTCGCCCGGACAATATACAAGTCGTACCGGCGATTTGGAACCGACGAAAGTCAAACGTACACACCGAACGTTTTATTGGTGCATAAGGAGTAAAAATGGCTATAAAAGACGAATTTAAGTTCCCCGACGAAATCGACGACAAAAAAGAACCTGAGATTGAAATCGAGGTGGAAGGCGACGTTGAGATAGAAATCGAAGACGACACGCCTGAACGTGACAGGGGCCGCAAGCCCTTGGACAAAGAAGTTCTTGATCCGACCGACGAAGAAATTGAGTCGTACTCCGACAAGGTGAAGAACCGAATCAAAGAGTTGACCCACGCCCGTCACGACGAGCGCCGAGTCAAAGAAGCCACGATGCGGGAGAAACAAGAGCTAGAGCGTCTTGCACAGCATCTTGTAGAAGAAAACAAACGCCTCAAGCAGAACGTCTACACAGGACAGGAAGCTGTTATTGAAGGTGCTAAACAGCGTGCCGATTCCGAACTGGATATGGCGCGTCGCAAACTCAAAGCGGCCCAAGAATCTTTTGACACGGACGCCATCATTGAAGCCCAAGAAGCGGTGATGGACGCCAAGATTAAAGTTGAACAAACAAAAAATTATCGTCCAACCCCTTTACAGGAAGATAATTTTGATGTACAAACTCCACAAACCCAGCCTGCAAAGGCTGAGCCCGACGAAAAGACACTGCGCTGGCAGGCAAAAAACCAGTGGTTCGGCGCTCAAGGGTTTGAGGAATACACCAGCTACGCACTAGGGCTGCACCAGAAACTAGTCACAAACGGGGTTGACCCCCGCTCTGAAGAATATTTCGAGCAAATTGATGCTCGCATGAAGTCGACGTTCCCTGATATTTTCAGTGGAGCCCGAGACAAAAGGTCTGGTGAGGCAGTCAAGAAGCCTTCCACGGTCGTTGCTTCTGCATCTCGTTCTACGAGCGCAGGAAAGGTGAAGCTAACTACGACGCAAGTTGCGTTGGCTAAAAAGTATGGACTAACCCCGCAGCAGTATGCTGCTGAAGTGATGAAATTGGAGAGACAGAATGGCTGAAACACAAGACCGCACACAACGTGATTTAAAAACACGCGAAAAACAAGTTCGATACGTTTACAAACCATCGAGCGCCCTGCCCGATCCGACACCTGATCCTGATTTTGAGTTTCGCTGGATTGCGACACACATTTTGGGGCAGTCTGATCCAACCAACGTGTCTCGTAAGACTCGCGATGGCTGGGTACCGGTTAAGGCAGTAGACCATCCGGAATTGATGATGGAAGGTAACGCTGTAACAGGCAACGTCGAAATTGGTGGACTCATGCTTTGCAAGATCCATAAGGGCCAATTACAGGCGATGGCTGAGTACTACGCCTCCCAAGCTCAAAACCAGATGGACTCAGTGGACAACCACTTCATGCGAAATAATGACCCAAGAATGCCGTTGTTTTCTGACCGCAAGTCGACAACAACACGCGGAGCTGGGTTTGGTTCTGGTTCTAAATAAACATAGGAGTCTTTCATGGCTTATCCAACGGTCTCGGCCCCCTACGGCCTACAACCGATCAACCTGATCGGTGGGCAGGTGTTTGCAGGTTCTACCCGCAGCATCCCTATCGCCAGCGCTTACGGCACATCCATCTATTACGGTGACATTGTGAAGTTTGCAACTGGTAATATCGTTCGTACAGCGCTGACATATACGTCTGCCACCTATGATGCCGGTACTGTCGGCGTCTTTTTGGGTTGCTCGTATACCAGCCCCACGACCGGTCAGAAACTGTTCTCACAGTACTGGCCTTCTGGCACCGTAGCTTCTGATGCAGTTGCTATCGTTGCTGATGATCCTGACACCTTGTTCAAGGTCGTTGCTGTTAATAACAGCGGCTCTAACGTCAGCACTACCATTGCCGCCTTCGGTCAGCAATTGGTTGGTTCTAACGCTTTTGTCGTAACTGGCAACACTGCGAACACAACCGCAGGTAACTCCGCAATTGCTATTTGCTTGGATACAAGCAATGCTCGTATTGCTACAACTACTCCTTTCCGTATCGTTGGTTTGGTGCCTGACACAGGTATCACTACAACTGCTACTTTGGGAGCCACTGCAACTAGCGCCAGCCAAACACTGTCTGCTGCCAACTCTGACATTAAAGTCGGTATGGCAATCAGCGGTACAGGCGTGACCGCAGGTACTTTTGTGACTGCAATCTCTGGTACGTCTTTGACCGCCAGCGCTTCTATCACTGGTACATCAGGGAACACTTTGACATTCGTTGGTTCGCCAGAAGTCATTGTGAAATTCAACTTTGGCTACCACAGCTACTACGCTGCGGCTGGTGTTTAAGGAGTAACTTAAAATGGCTATTTCACGCGCACAACTACTTAAAGAACTCCTGCCCGGCTTGAACGCCTTGTTTGGTTTGGAATACGCTCGCTACGGCGAAGAGCACAAAGAAATCTACGAAACAGAGAAATCTGAGCGTAGCTTTGAAGAAGAGACAAAACTGTCTGGCTTCTCTGCTGCTCCCGTCAAGAACGAGGGTTCTGCCATTGCTTATGACAATGCGCAGGAAGCTTTCACCGCACGTTACAACCACGAGACTATTGCTCTGGGCTTCTCCATCACTGAAGAAGCTGTGGAAGATAACTTGTATGACAGCTTGTCAGCCCGTTACACCAAAGCCTTGGCTCGCGCTATGGCTTACACCAAGCAAGTTAAAGCTGCTTCCGTCTTGAACAACGGTTTCAGCGGTTCATACTTGGGTGGTGACGGTGTTTCTTTGTTCTCCACGGCTCACCCCTTGGTTAACGGCGGCACAAACAGCAACCGTCCATCAACAAACGCTGACTTGAACGAAACATCGTTGGAAAACGCTGTGATTCAAATCGCCGGTTGGACTGATGAGCGTGGTCTGTTGATCGCTGCTAAGCCCCGTAAGTTGATTGTTCCCCCAGCACTGATGTTCGTTGCAACTCGTTTGCTTGAGACTTCTTTGCGTGTTGGTACAACCGACAACGACATCAACGCGTTGAAAAACAACGGTTCTATCCCTGAAGGTTACACAGTTAACCACTTCTTGACAGATACGAACGGCTGGTTCTTGACCACTGATGTGCCTAACGGTTTGAAGCACTTCGAGCGTACTCCTCTGCAAAACTCCATGGATGGTGATTTTGACACTGGCAACGTCCGTTACAAGGCTCGTGAGCGTTACAGCTTCGGCTGGTCTGATCCTCTGGGTATCTTCGGTTCACCCGGTACATCCTGATATTTCTTCGGAAATATTTGAAAGGGGCCTTGTGCCCCTTTTTCTTTTGCTGTATATTGTCTTTAATCCGGGCTTTCCGGTACATCAAACAGTCCCGGCTGACGACATACCGATTGATGTACTTAACTTGTATGTAAGGACATATCATGGGATTCGCAACTCACCTTGGCCCTTGGCTCTTGGGCACAGTCAAAAACACTACTGGCACAACTGCTGGCACTATCCGCAACTTGGGCAACACCATTGTTTGCCAGAGTAAAAACGGCGTAGCGTACAACGACACCGCCGCATCTTCTGCATTCACAATCC